AAAAGAATATGATATTATTTGTATTGAAGATTTATGTTTTAAAGCCTTTATGAAGACAGATAATGCTAAATCGTATCAAGATGTAGCTCAATCAGAATTTGTAAGACAATTAGAGTATAAAGTTAACTGGTATGGCAAAATTATTTCTAAGATAGATACTTTTTACCCATCATCTCAACTATGTTCTGAATGTGGTTATAAAAATGTTGCGTTAAAAGATACAAGTATTCGTAAATATGATTGTCCAGAATGTGGCACTCATCATGACAGAGATATTAACGCAGCAATTAATATTCTACGAGAAGGATTAAGAATTTTAGAAGAAAATAATATATAAATATATAAAACCGTGGGACACACGGGGATAGCCTATCGCCTAGACGTAAGACTTTTTAAAATAATTTAAAAAGCAGACTTTTGGGTAGGAACTTTTTAATTTTAATTTATTAAAAGATGTCAGGTCAGAAATCGAAAAAGATGCTAAGATTAAATAGTAACTTTTTTCTGGTTTTAACGAAAGGATATTTGTAAAATGGAAGATATTATTAACCAACCAAAACATTATACTCATGGAGGTATTGAGGTACGTCCATTTATCAATTCTCAGGGTTATAATTTCGATTAGGCGTATTATACACTTATAACTTTAATTGTGAGCGAATAATACTAATAGTCCATATATTTGACAACAAGTATGTGCCGAGATAGTCTACATCTCGGAAATCTATCTAATTGCTGGAAACCCCTAAAGCTTGAGATGCCCTATTAAATATTAATAAAGGCTACGAAAGTAGAAACAAATTCTCAAGATAAGATATGGTTAAATCCTAAGTTTTATATAACAATGGGCAATCAGCAGCGAAGCTTGTGCGAAAGCATAAGAACGTTCAACGACTAGAGCGAGAGCTCGTACACTACAAGTCAATAATGGTAGTGGAAATGGTAGAGGTCCTTTTAGTGAAAAGGATTAAGATATAGTCTGTGCTCATGTGAAAGCATGAGATGCGCGTAGCGGCGCTGCATTAAAAGTGACGTTTTAATGTGAACGAGCATCCTCTTAAAATAAAATATGGTTTTATATATTGAAATTAACTTTCTTTTGTAATATAATAATAAATATAAATATTATTAACTATGAAAGGAGGTATATACTCGTGAATAAGGCTTTTAAAATTAGAATATATCCTAATCAAGAACAAATTATTTTAATTAATAAGACATTTAGTCAAGTAAGATATATATATAATTTTATATTAAATTTAAAAGAGAAAATGTATACAAATTTTAATATATCTTTAAATTTTACTTATATATCTAAAATTCTTACTGAGATTAAAAGACATAAACCTTGGCTTAAAGAAGTTGATAAATGTTCTTTACAAAATGCTGTTAAAGATTTAGATATGGCTTATCAAAAATTTTTTAATGGTGCAGGATATCCTAAATTTAGGTCTAAAAAACGAGGTCATAACTCCTATCGCACAAATGGTTATTTGTTTTTAGACAAAGATACAAAAAGAATAAAAATTCCTAAAGTAGGTTGGATAAAATTTAGAGATAAAAATAATTTTGATAATTTAAAAAAAATTTATAATATTACTATTTCTAAGACCTCTAGTGGAAAATATTACGCTAGCATTTCAGCTGAAATTGATATTAAAGCTTTTTCGAAAACCAAGAAAAGTTGTGGTATTGACTTAGGAATTAAAGATTTTTGTATTTTAAATAATCCTGAATAATTTTCAATATATAGAACCGCAGGACATGCGGGGATAGCTTATTAAGATATTCACCCTCTGGGTATAAAATATTACTATTTTATAGTTAAGTTGAACGTAAATAAGAACCTTTTATATGAGAGGATGTCAGATGGGCAATGTTATTAAATATATTGTGCGTGCTGGTATTAAAACGCCAGATAAATTAATTGACTTAGAAAAAGCATTAAATTATATTAATGACGAAATTAAAAAAGGCAATAAAAAATTACATTTTGAGCCAACAAGTATTTTCATTTCTGGCTATGAATTTATTAGAAGCCAACCACATTTAACAGATAACCTTAAAAATGTGATTTCTTTATTATCTAAAGATGAAAAAACAGACTGTATTTTAATGGCAGAAGTAATTTCTGCACGAGATTTATTGCAAGAAGAAATTAACATGTTAAAGATTTAAGGTAATAAACCCATTGAAACGTTTTTTAATTCTCTTAATTAAGAAAGGAAAGAACTCCAATGGGTTTTTTACTTACTGTGAAAAATTTTTTACAAGAAAACTGGCGATTACTCGTCAACTGTCTTAGGTGGCTCATACTTTGTATTCTTATTATATTGTCTATTTTGTATGTTTTGGATAAGTTTGGTCCACGCAACGAAGTAGATACGAAGCCATCTAAAGTCATTAATGCTGACGGTACTGTTAATACAAATAAACATTATCAGGAAGCAACTAAGGTACAAACGAATACTATCGAAAGAACATCTTTCGTATATATTCCCAAAGAAACACCTCAGGATGCAGACGTAGAATTTAATAATGCAGATAAAAAAGTATTCGTAAAAGTAAATGGTCAGCAACACGAAATTGAAAATAATGTAACTGAAACTCAAAAATTTGAAAATGGCAAATTAGTCGTAACTCAAAAAGAAGAGTCGGTTATCTCAATCGCCGCTCCTAAGCCAGCTAAAACTTCACTTAGTTTTTATTACGGTGGAGGTAATAATTATGGTGTAGGGGTTAATTACAATATTTCCAAATACGTAACTTTGAACGGACTATATGTTAATCACAAAGCATATGCCGGTGTAACGGTACCTATCGGAAACATGGATAGCAGTTCAAAGAAACAAGATATTTCTAAACAAGAAAAGGAAGTGAAATAATATGCCAGAAGGTGCAGGTACTGAAGTACACATAGCAGCAGCAGCAACTCCAGTTTTTAACGTAATGTGCAAAGGTCACAAATACATGTTCTCTAGCGATATCGTTCCAAAAGACGACGCTATGCATGTAGTAAAAGCAACTGATTTGTTGAGCAATACGCTTGAATTAACATTCAAAAATAAAAAATGCGTAAGCGTAGAGATTGTAAAATAATATGGAATTGCAATATAATAACAAAACGTATTTATTTTCTGAATATATTGAACCAGTAGACACTGGTTTATATACAGCCGTATTAGTTGATGGCAACAATGTTCGTTGTGAAATCGTATGGTTTAATGGCGAACTTCGTGAAATTAACGAACTCGGTAATGAATAAAAATAAATAATAATAAAAAGACATGAGTCTGAGCACCTTGTATAATAATGGTGACCTCAAACTTGTGTCTTTTTTATTATTTCTTTGGTATAATTGATTATATAAATTTAGGTAGAGAGGAAAAAATAATTATGACTTATACAGGAAAAATGAATAAGAGTTTTATTGATGACATCGCAAATTCTATTAATCGTGTCATTCGTGAAACATCTTTTCGAAGCAAAACAAAATCTAAAAAAAAGAATTTAGATATTACATTTAGTTTCAGTGATTTATCTGAGCCAAAAAAAGAATTGTTGTTATTAACAATTCGTAAGATTAAAGATATGAAAGAGGAAGATGTATTATTCTTTATTGATTCTATTAATCAATGCGAAAAAGAAAGAGGTACGTACAATGAATATCGTTGAACGAGTGATTCGTAGTTTAGTAACATATTACATTACAGGATTTATAATTAGAACATTTAGAAAATTTAAATAATTATATTAAAAATTTAAGGAGATAAATAAAATGAACAGAGAACAATTAATTAACTTAGCAACAAAATCTATTAACGTAACAGCAGATGCGATTAATTCTGTTGTGGATTTTACACAAGAAAAATTTAATGAGGCAAAACAAAAAGCAACAGCAAAAGAAGTAGACTTTTCTAATGCTACACAAATTCAAAAAGAATTCATTGCAATGATTGCTGAAAATTTACAAGATATTGATGATGCAACTATTATTCAATGTCGTGATATTGTAACACATCAATTAGATTTAAAGCATGCGATTATTAAAATTAATGACGACCAAATTACAGTTGAAAATGTTGTAGCAGAAGAGGTAAATAAATTATGATTAGTTTGATTTTTTTCGGAATGGTAACTGTAGTTATCGGTATTTACGGTGCTAAATTTATTAATAAAATTAGAGGTATCGAAAAATAATGACACAAGATATTTTAATTTTACTTGCAGTAGTAGCCATGTCTTGTATGGCTACTATCTGCTTCATTGTTCACCAAGTATTCGCAACGCGTCGTATGCGTATTGAGTATGATGGTGGTTATACAGAAAAAGAAATTGAACAAATTGTAGTAAAAAAATTTAGATTATTAGCTTCTAGTCAATCATTAGAGCCTGGTAATTTTATTTACACTACAACTACAAAAGAAACCAATAAAGAACCTAAAACAACAAAAGGGAGAAAATGATGTTCAAATATGTAGTTGGAAATATTTTAGATACAGAATGTAAGTATATTCTAAATCCAGTTAATTGTGTTGGCACAATGGGTAAAGGGTTAGCTTTACAAATTGCTAAGGCATACCCTGAATCTGTTGAACCATACAAAGAAGATTGCAAAAAAGATTTATTAAATATTGGTCAATTAACTAGCTTTAAAGCTAAAAATGGTAAAACCATTATTCATTTTCCAACTAAGTATCATTGGAAAAATCCATCTAAATATAGTTATATTGAAGCTGGATTAGAAAATTTAGCTTATCATATTAAACATAGTGGTAACGAAACATCATATTTAAGCTTCGCAATTCCTCCACTAGGTTGTGGATTAGGCGGATTAAATTATGATTTTGTTCATGAATTAATCCAAACTATTTTAAGTGAATTTAAAACTATTACATTCGAATTATATGTGACACAAGAATGGTATGATGCACATGTACATTGCTAAATATTCTTTTTAGTATTATAATAACAAAGATAAATAAAATATTTTACATAATTTTAACGAAAAGGAAGATTAAGCATGAATGAACAAACTCAACAAGAAGAACATATTATTATTGACTTAGATAATTTAGTGTTACCTAGATGTCGATTTGAAGTAGTATCTTCTTATAAAGACAAAAACATTAATTTACCAACTCGTAAAACATCTGGTTCCGCTGGTTACGATATTGAAGCTGCGGAAGATGTTATTATTAAACCACATTCTTCCACTGCTATACCTACTGGTATTAAAGCATATATGGACGAATGTTTAGTATTGAAAATTTATATTCGCTCTTCATTGGCATTTAAACGTGGATTGATGCTAACTAACTCTACAGGTATTATCGATAGCGATTTCTATAATAATGAAGACAACGAAGGACATATTCTTGTAGGTTTGTATAATACTACAGATAAAGAAATTATGATTAAGAAAGGAGAACGTATTGCTCAAGGTATTTTCGAAGCCTACATTATAACAGAAGATGACGCAGAACAAGAAAAAGAAGTTCGAACTGGAGGCATTGGTTCTACCGGGAAATAATACGTTTTAAAAATAAAAATGGACTACATTAAATTAATGGGAGATAGCGAAGATTGGACAGATACTACTGTTCAAGATTTCGTTAATTCCCATATTCAATCTATGGAATTTTTACTTAAAAAAATAAATGAAAAAGAATCAGATATGTTATATGAATATTACATTGACCAAATGTATAAGGAATTTCAACAATCTGGTCAAATTCCATTTTAATTATTAGAAAGATATAAATATGGAAATTAAAAATATTTTAGATAGAAAATTTTGGTGTAAACAAAATTTAATTTCTATTTTAATTGCAATTATTTTCGGCGTTATTTTTGATTTATTAAAAGTTTGGAATACAGTATACGCATATTATTTAATTGGCTTAGTATTCATATATCAAATTTTTATCACATATTTAACACACAAAACAAGACAAGAAATTTGTAATATTCTCGATAAAAAAATATGGTATATATCATTACATAATATTGATATCGAAGATTTAAAATATTATTTAAAAAGCAATGCTACTTTTTGTTTAGTTGTATTTGCTATTATTATTATAGATTTAATTTTATTGAAATTAGATATTGATATGTTTAATACTATGTATATTATCTTTTCAGTATTTTCTACATCTTATTTGTTAGACCAAATTGCAATTAAAAATATTTTAAAGAAATAAACAAAGGAAATAGATAAAAATGAAACTTACACTTTTTGAAAAAGCTGTACTAGAAAAAGCGTATGAAAATGGATTGCGTTTTTTTATACGTGTAAATGAAAAAGATATTTTATTTGTTGAAAGAAATCCAAAAGATACAGTACGTTTAGATTCCATCAAAACAATCTTAGATAATATTGATAGTATTATCGAAAAGACAGAATGTATTTCTGATTTTGGTGATTTCAAATTTGCTAATATTCAAGATGTTATTTCTATTGAAAAAACTCTTGGTAAAATTGATTGGACTAAAGTTAAAAAAGATACACTCGTTAAAGTTCGGTCTGCTAATGGCGTACAACATTTCCGTTATTTCTGTCGGAAAATTGATAACGTACACGGTATTGAAGTATATCCGTTTGGCACAACTTCCGTAACAGCTCCTAATGAAGATACAGAAGTATATTACGATTTCGAATTGGTAGAAAAATAATGAAACCAACTGATATTCAAACATATACCCATAAAGATGGCAAAATTGTTGAGGCAGTTCAATATATCGGGCAACCTATTTCTGAAGAATGGTTGCCTAAAACTGCTTATGTTTTTGATGATGATGGCAGATTGTTTGTAGCTGGTGAAAGTTATCAATATGAAGTAGACATTACAGATTATATCGTTAAAGATGGTCGCGGATTATTCTTTGCCTTACCAGAACAAGAATTTCTCGAAAACATTCGGTAATATTATATATACCAGTGTAAAATAAAATACAGTAAGAATTAAACACAGCGAAGATATGTTAGTAGCATACATATCTTGTAGTATCTTATCAGAAAAGTAAAAACACTATAAAAGATGTATCGATTGAAACTATCGATTGTAATATAAATTATTTCACATTAGTGTTCTTAAATTTTGGAGATAATTGAGTACACTAATTTTCATGTCGCCCTACGATTTATTATTTTACTTTTTAAATAATAATAGGAAGACGAAACAGAAAGTTAGGAGGCTACTAAATGAGTCTTAAAAAAATTATGTTAATGTTTGTTTTTGTAATTGGTTTATTTACTATTTCTGGTCAAGTTGGTGCTACCGAATTAACTGCGTATACGCACACAGGTAGTCCAATGGCTAATGGTGAATGGCCTTACGAAGGTGCCGTGGCTAGCAATGATTATGCTCTTGGCACAGTATTAAATATTAATGGTTATAATTACGTAGTTGCTGACCGAATGGCTCCTGGCATTCATGGAGTTATAGATATCTTTATGAATGATTATGACAGAGCTATTGAATTTGGTCGTCAATACGGCGAAGTGTACGTCGTAGCATAAATTAGAAATCATCTTTTGTTTTTACTCTACTCTCCCGCTGTGTTAACACTGGCTTATTATTTAATTCAAGTATTTTATTTTTTAATATATGACAAAAAACTTTATTCGTGGTAATATGTTGGTAGAGCACAACTCTTACTTTGTGCGAATTATTTTAAATATAAAATAAAAACCTAAAACATATAGTGAATGAACTGAGGATGTTTTTTCCCCTTATTTCATATAAGGGGTTTTCGCCTCACTATGGAAGCTTACTCAAGTGGTTTAAGAGACTAGTCTTGAAAACTAGGAGGCGGTTAATAGCCGTGCCAGAGTTCGAATCTCTGAGCTTCCGCCATGGTAAAGTACCCAAGTTGGACAAAGGGAGCAGACTGTAAATCTGTCGCTTATAGCTTCGAAGGTTCGAATCCTTCCTTTACCACCACATGCTGGCGTAGCTCAATAGGTAGAGCGGTTGACTTGTAATCAACAGGTTGTGGGTTCAATTCCTATCGCCAGC